AACTACATTGATGAGAACGGTCAGACCTTCGATAGGGCTGGTCTCTCCCTCATTGCGGCGGAGAAGAGCCGTACGCGAGAGGCGATCGGCAAGTTCATCGGTCTTAAACAGAAACATGTGTTGCTGATCGGCGACGAGTTGGGCGAACTTAGTGAGGCTATCCAGCAAGCCGCTCTTGCCAACTTGAGCAAGAACCCCCGATTTGAGTTTAAGGGTCTATCCAACCCCGCCAGTAGGTTTGATTCGTTCGGTATCTGGTCTACGCCAAAAGGCGGTTGGGAGTCTATAACACCGGAAGTAGACGACGAGTGGGTCACAAAGTGGGGCGGTAAGTACATCCGACTCGACGGCGAACGCAGTCCCAATGTGGCGGCTGGCTACACGGTCTACCCATTCCTGCCGACGACCGAGAAGATTGCGGAGGATAAGGCACTGTTGGGCGAAACCAGTAGGGCCTACATGCGAATGGTGCGTGCCGTGTTCTTCGACAGCGATGAGGCAGAAGGTATCTACGGCGAGTCCGAGATCCTGAAGGCTAGTGCCATGAAGCGTACGGAGTTTGTCGGGCCTACTACCTTGCTTGCTGGAGTGGACCCTGCGTTCACCAACGGCGGCGACAGAACGATCCTGTACACAATGAGGGTTGGTCAGTTCACGGACGGACAGTACGGCGCACAGTTCGAGGAATACTACCATCTGAATGACGACGCTACCAATAAGGCGGTGCCGAGGACGTACCAGATTGTCCACCAAATTAGAGACATGTGTAAGAAGTTAGGGATCAAGCCGGAGAACGTAGCGGTTGACTCGACTGGTGCTGGCTCTCCGTTCTGTGACGTGCTTGCCGGAGAATGGTCGGATCAATTCCTGCGCGTCCAGTTCGGCGGCAAGGCTTCGGACAGACGGGTGAGTATGAACAGCAGACTTACAGGCGAGGAGCTGTACACCAACCGCGTGTCGGAGCTTTGGTTCGTCGGCAAAGAGTTCCTACGTACCCAACAGCTGCGCGGCATCTCGGATACGCTGGCAAAGGAGATGTGCGTTCGCCGCTACGAGATGGTCAAATCCGGTACCCTGCGAGTCAAAGTCGAAACCAAAGCCGAACTCAAGCAACGGATGGGGCAGTCACCGGACATTGCGGATGCCGCCTTTATCACGCTCGATCTCGCAAGGCAGCGGCACGGACTCTTTGCGGTGGACCCACCCAAGAAGACGGAGGCAGGTCTGTTCGGCGCGTCGATGCCGAGAACTTTAAAGGATCTTGACGTAGTCAGTAGGTCGAAGCACGCCCATCTGGTGTACGATTAACGCAAGTAAGTTGCAATATAAGCAACTTTGTTGTCGGCGAACGACGACAGCGGCGAAATGTGGTCGATCGGGTACAGATTTGCCCAACCATAATGCAAGTGAATTGCAGGAGACGCACGTCAGAAAAGTTTGAAAAGTTCTAGGAAGTGTGGTAATTCATAATAATTCAGTAATTCAATCAATATGAATTAATGAGTTATTATGAATTACCTAAAGGCTAGAGAATTATATATGGGCCTTTAGAAAAATCAGTTTTACATTTTTTCGCTGACCCTCTGCCAAGCGGGCCAGAACAGTTCGTCCAAAGCGCGAACGATCGGTTCTTGGTTGTAGGTATCGCTGTATGCGACACCTGACAGGTACAGCGCAGCCTCGACCATCTCGTGGCGCAGCGTCTCCTTAAAGAGCTTCGCATCCTGTATCGTCTTCCTGTCCAGCTCAATGACTTTGCTGTCCGGTATGTACTGACCGTACGTGTCTTCCAGATCCTTGACCTTAATCGGTATCCTGTATCCGGCGATGTGCACACTTTTGAGCATCAGGCAAAAGGGTACAGGATAAAGGGTACAGGGTCCAGTTCAATGTCAGAAAATTATTGCTTGATTTCTTGACAAAAATAAACCAGTATCTCCCTCGTGCCCGCTCAATTCAAACGAACTCCCGACGGTAAGATCAAATACCACGGTGAATTGTTTTCCGGTTTCAACAAGCCGAGAAAGGCCCCTGCTGGAGACCCTAAAAAATATGTCGTGTTGGCGAAGAGCGGAGACAAGGTGCGCAAACTGAAGTTCGGTCAACGCGGATACAAGGATTTCCTGCAACACAAGAGCGAGAAACGTCGCGCTAATTTCAAGTCTCGGATGAACTGTTCGTCCGAGAAGAACAAACTAACGCCCAAATGGTGGGCATGTAACTACAACTGGTAATCATTATGAAATTAGGGTATAAATCACAAGAGCAATTAGCGGCAGAACGCTCTGTTCGTGAAGCTAAAAGAGAAGAACGCGAGCAGAAATACGGAGAATTACAACCCGACGCTGAAGAGAAAAAGAGAATAGACTCGGCGGAAATGGCCGCTAGGGCTGCGGATGTGGCTAAACGTGCAGCTCAAGCTGGGGGCGCTACTGATGAGCAAGCTATGGCAGCTGGTGAAGCAGCTCGCTCGTTCTCTCAAGCCACACCAGCTGAACGTTATTTTGCTGAAGCCCGTAGGCGAGATAAAGAAATGTTGGGCGGCTTTAAGACTTACGGCGACAAAGCACGCTTTGACCAGATGAACGCCGTGCGTAAACTTCAAGGTAGAGAAGCACTAGATGCTGACCCTTTGAAGCAGTTCGATAAAGACATGAGTAAGTCGATGGCTTTTGGTGCGGAGAGTTCCCTCAACACACCGGAAGGCCGCCAACGCGCCATGAAAGCTGGTGTTAAAGCTGGACTGTCTTTCAATGACGCCGACGCTGCTGTTCAAGGTGCCTTTAAACGACTGCAAGAAATTGGCAAACGAGATAAAGTGCCGATTGTAGTGCCGCCCCTGCTCGCTAGACCGGAAGATAAAGGCACCACTACTACTGCCGAGTCGACGCCTAAACCACCTGTTGAGGTCACACCTACCCCCGTTAAACCAAGCGCAGTTTCTGAGGTGTTTCTTGGGGAGAACCAAGAAGGCGCAGAAGGTAGCCCAACAAGAGGTGTTATACGTGGCACTAAAGCAGGCGCAACTATTTATGGGGCTCTTGAAAAGAAAGTTGGTGGGGCTAAAAATATCGTCGAGGAGTACAATAAGTCCGGTATTGGATCTCGTCTAGATGATCTTAAAACGTCCGCCGCCGATACTACTAAGACAGCCGAAAGAGCTGCCGCTAGAATGCAAAAGTTTGAAGATACGTGGAAAGGCAAATCCCCTAAAGCCGGAAGCGCGTCGGAGAGGGCAGCAGTGAGCGAATACAATAACCTCAAAGAACGCCTAGATACGGCTAAAGGTAACCAAGCTGCGTCAAACAAGCTCGCACAAGAGGCTTCTGAAGCCGCATCAAAAGCCGCAGCTGCCGAGAAAGTAGTCGGCGGTATTGGTGGTAAAATAGTTGAAGCTGGAGAAAAAGTCGGGAAGTTCTTCGGACCCCTTGCCAAAACACTTGCTCCTGTTGCTAGGGTTGCTAGGCCACTTGCTCCTGTTGCTAGGATTGTTGGTAGAGCTGCTGGTCCGGCGTTTGAGCTTTACGACGCTGCTAAATACTTTACAGGCGATGAGGGTGAAAAAGCTAAATACGCAGAGAGTGCCGCGACTCTCGGTAGTAGACTCTTCACTCCTAAATCAGGAGGTGAGTTTCTAGGTGCTGTTGGTGATGTACTTAGCCCCACTAAAAACGTACTTGGCGTAGTTGAGTCTGGTAGACAACTTAGTAGGTCCAGTAGGGACGCCCGTGAATCTGAAGCCGCAGCTGATACCGCCCAAAAACTTTTCGATGCCCGCCAAGCTGCCCGTAGAGCAGACTACACGGACGAACAATTCAAAGCTCTATCACAGAAGGAGAGAACAGACTATCTGAAGAAACTTAGAGAGCGCGTCAAAGTTAAGTAATTATGGCCCAATACGAAGAAACCGAAGAAGACGAGTTCTCATATGAGAGAGATGTGGAGCCGATGGTCGGTAGCTACTTCAAGTCCTTGCAATCTAGTGGTATTGATTTCAATACTCAGGTTCGTATGGCTGAATCCGAGCGCAAGAGACTTGAGACGAATCTTTTTAATGAGGCAGCTGTCCGTGCAAACGCACAAAAAGTTGAGATCACTCGCCTCCAACTAGAGAGTGCTAGGCGCGAATCTTCTTCTAAGATCGGCAACATGCAGAGGGTTGCTGAACTCCAGTCGATTCTATCCAATGCAATGAGCGATAAGGTCTCCGATGACGAGAGGCCAAAACTTGTTAGCCGGATCGGAATCCAGTATGCCCCACTGATTGGAACGAGTGAGGTAGCTAAGACGATGTTCACCTCCGCACAGAAAGGCGTAACTGGTTCGACTCGTAAAGCGAGCACAGACCAATTCCAAATGACTAAAGGGTTTATGGACGACCTCGATAAGGTTAAACTCGCCAAAGACTATGCTGGTAAGCCGATAGATGAGTTTGAAGATGAAGGCAGTCTCGGTATGGTATCTACTGTCATTGATCTCTACGGAACCCCCGAACTCCAAACCCAAGCGGCAGAAGCTACTGCAAAAGAAAAACTTGGCATTGCACGTAAAATCCGTACAGACTACTACAAGTCCGTGATGAAAGGACAGTCGGCACCGCAAGGTACCACAACGCAAAGCCCTAGATCTCTGTTCAAAAAATCTCCTACCGTGAACCCGCTACTGGGAACACCACCTTAAACAACACAACACCAAACTAAATTCCCACCATGCTGGAAATTAAATCATACGACGACTGGACCGAAGAGGAAGAAGAACTCGCGGAAGATCCCATAAGCAACATTAAGAAGTACACGGATTACGTCCGGCTGAACTATTCCAAAGCCGGTATCCTGAATCCTGAAACCGATAGCGAAATCGCTGCCGGAGTACAAGACAGGCTTAACGAGGAAGTCTTTACCGAAGACATGACCGAAGAAGACCGTAACGGAATCTTCTCTAGTATTGTCGGACCGGATAAGAACGATGATGCGGATGCGCGTTTTGTGTTGGACTACTTGAAGGCCGAAGGGCAACAGGACGATGCTCGCGTACAGAATCTCACGCAATATCTCTCGATGAAACAACTTGCACCTGACCGTGCAGAAGAGTTCCGCCAGCCTGTAGCTGACATCATCGGCGACCGCAAGCTAGTTCGTGACTCTCGTGTCGCGGCTGCTGATCGCGGTGACTTCAGCGTTGTTGCCATCGAGGAAGACAACGGAGACCGCACTTTCTATTCCGGCCCTTCGGCGAAACCCGAAAAGGTATCCGGCGAAATTGACTCGCTTATTAAAGCCGGAGCTATTAGTACTTCTGATTTGTCCAGAATTTCCGGCTATGTCAAACCAATTAACGGCGGGCTTAGTACTACATCCGAAGCGACACGGTATGATATTTTCAGAAGTACCGTAGGCGAGAAGGCTAAAGCAGATAAAGAGTTAGGTGGCTTGCTAC